ATATCCGGGTAAGATATTTAGAAGACAAGCAGGAATGCCCGGACAAGCTATACATGGTTTAAAGTTTCCTAATACATCACAAGAAAACTTAATGATGTTTGATAAGTTTAGACAACTTGCAGATGAACAAACAGGAATACCTAGTTACTCTCATGGACAAACTGGTGTTCAAAGTATGACAAGGACTGCTTCTGGTATGTCTATGTTATTAGGAGCATCAAGTTTAAATATAAAAACAGTTATTAAAAATCTTGATGACTTTTTATTAAAGCCACTTGGAGAGGCTTATTTTCAATGGAACATGCAATTTTTAGAAAATGAATTGGATGTTAAAGGTGATTTAGAAGTTAAAGCTACTGGAACAAACAGCTTGATGCAAAAAGAAGTTAGAAGTCAAAGACTTACTATGTTCTTACAAACTGCACAAAATCCTGCTGTTGCTCCATTTGTTAAAATTTCTAAACTAATAAGTGAACTAGCCTACAGCTTAGACTTGGACCCTGATGAAATACTCAATGACCCTGAAGAAGCTGCTGTAATGGCACAAATAATAGGAATGCAAAATGCTGGACAAACAAATGGCGAAGAAGCTGAATCCCTTGGTCAACCATCCCCAATGGGAGGATTACAAGGAACACCTGAACAACCTCAAGAACTTGGCGTTACAGGAACTGGTGGTGGCAACATCGGAACAGGAAATGTACCGGTTGCAGGGGAAGCTGAATTTTCTGGTACGCCTAGAGCAGTTGGACCTGCAGGTTAAAGAAGCAATAACAAGAAAAGAGGAGATATAATGTTAAAGCCTGATTACATAGATATAGATAAAGATGGGAATACAACTGAGCCTATGAAGAAGGCTGCTAAAGAAAAAGAAAGAGTTAAAAAACAAGAAGGTGGGTCAATGGATGACCAAATGTTAATGGTTATGACACCACCTATGAAACCTGAAATGGAATCAGAGATGCCTATGGAATCTGATGATAACATGGAAAATGGTTACACAAAATTTATAATGGAAGAAGCATTAAGTGAAGACGAAGAAGATATGCTTATGTCCAAACTAGAACAAGATGAAGAGCTACAAATGTTATTTGATAAAGTAATAGATGTAGCACAAGAATTTGCTGGGTCTGGTCCTGTTGATGGACCGGGTTCAGGAGTCTCTGATTCGATACCTGCAAGGTTATCGGATGGAGAATTTGTCTTTACTGCAAAAGCTACAGAAGAAATCGGAGAAGACACTTTAATGTCTATGATGAAAGATGCTGAAGCTCAAGTAGATGAAAGACAAGGTATGCAGGGAGGTGGCATGATGCAAAATATAGAAGAAGAAAAAGTTAACCAATTTGGAAAACCTATTGATTCTGATATAGCTCGTGATGAGTTAAAGAAAAGCATGTTGTCAGTTAATCCCCGATACCAATAAACGATAGAGCTACCCAAAGATATTTGGCACTCTATCAAATAAAAACCGAAAGGCTACCTTTACAATACAAGCCCTCTAGTCGACATAGAGCTACCTTGTAAACAAAGCCCCAATTAGGAGAAAAGAAAATGACTAATAAAGTCCAAAAAGAGGAAACGCCAAATCCTTATAATAAAAATAAACCTTGGCACAAAGGAGAAGATAAACCTTTTGTATCATCAGATAGTATGTATTTTGAAGAGCCTTCTGAAAAGAATAAACTCTTTAAAAGTGATGACATAACTGAAGTGGAAGCTGAAGGAAGTGTTAATACTGAAGAACTGGAAACTAAAAAGGATACACCTTATAAGAAACCAGATTATAAAAAACGCTATGATGATTTAAAAAAACATTATGATAATAAACTTAATGAGTTTAAAAGCAGAGAAGAAGAGTTAATAAATCAAGTTCAACAACCTGAATATACAGCTCCAAAAACTGAAGAAGAACTTGAAAAGTTTAAAAATGATTATCCTGATGTGTATGAAGTTGTAGAAACCGTTGCTCACATGCAAAGCGAATCTAAAGCAAAAGTTCTAGAAGAACGCCTTAGTAAACTCCAAGAACGTGAAAACGATTTAATACGACAAGATGCAGAAAAAAGGTTAGTAGAAAGACATCCTGATTTTGAAGATATCAGAAATAGTGATGACTTTCATGGTTGGGCAAAAGAGCAACCTGAGTCTATTCAAGATTGGATATATTCAAATGCTGACGATGCTGACCTAGCTTCACGTGCTTTAGATTTATTTAAAAAAGATTTTGGTATAGAACCTACAAAGACTAAGTCATCTTCTAAACCGACCAGACAATCTGCTGCAGATATGGTTTCCACTAAAACAACTAGTGTAGAAGCAACGCAAGAGAAAGTATGGTCAGAAAGGGAGATTGCTGCAATGAGTGTTGCTGAATTTGATAGATACGAAAAGGAAATATCAGATGCAATGCAAGAAGGCAGAATCATAAAATAAACTATAACTTAAAGGAGAAAGTATCATGGCTCAATTTTTTGAACCCTCAACTGATACCGATGCTAACTTTGCAAACTCCGTAAGTGGACAAACTAATAGTTTCTTTTTACCTTCGGTTTACTCTAAAAAGGTTTTAAACTTCTTTAGAAAAGCCTCGGTAATTGAAGCTATCACAAACACCGACTATGCCGGTGAGATATCCTCTTTCGGAGACTCTGTAAAGATTATCAAAGAACCAGTTATTTCTGTGTCAGATTACACAAGAAATAGCGATACAACTGAAACTAGACTAACAGACCAAGAAATTTCTTTGGTTGTTGATAGTGCTAAAGCTTTCAAATTCATCGTAGATGATATTGAAACTAATATGTCACATGTCAACTTTAAAGAGGTTGCTTCCAGCTCTGCTGCATATGCATTGAAAGATTCATATGATGCTGCTGTGTTAGCTACTATGTTTGCTGGATGTTCAGCTTCATCACCTAATCACATTTTAGGTGCTGATAGTGCAACTGATTTAGGAGTAGGAGTCTTTGATGGCTCTGGTGCTGCTGACATTGGACCATCTGGTGAAACAGACCCTCTAGACCTTATGGCTAGAATGGCAAGACTATTAGACGAACAAAATGTACCTGAAGAAGGTAGATGGTTTGTTGCAAGTCCTGACTTCTACGAGGTTTTAGGTCAATCAGCTTCTAAATTAATGTCTGTAGACTTCAACGCAGGTCAAGGCTCAATTAGAAACGGATTAGTTTCAAGTGGAAAACTACGTGGATTTGATATGTACAAGTCAAACAACATTGCTGCAACATCTAATGCTGCTGGTAAATGTATGGCTGGTCATATGTCATCTACTGCAACTGCTAATACTATCCTCTCAACAGAAGTGTTAAGAGACCCAACATCGTTTGGTGACATAGTTAGAGGCTTACATGTCTATGGTGCGAAAGTACTTAGAGATGAAGCTCTAGTAAGTGCATTCTACGGTATTGACTAATACCAACTCGGGGGAGTCTTCGGACTCCTCCACTTTATTTTAAGGAAATAATATGAAAAATAAAAATATTTATAAAAACGGTAATTCAAACAAAGGTAACGAATCAGCTAAAAGACATCAAAAAGGATATGGTGGTGGAATGAAAAGCATGTACAAACACGGTGGTGGTGTTCATAGCGAAGTAATGCCAAAAGCTAAACCTTGTTAATATGAAAGTTAAAGCACCTAAAGGCTACCATTGGATGAAACAACCTAAAGGTGGTTTTAAATTAATGAAACACACAGGAAAGTTTGTCAAGCACACAGGTGCTAGTTTAACAGCAAACTTTGCAATACAAAAACAACATAAAAAATAATGGCAACAACATATCTAGATTTAAGCAATGAAGTTCTTAGAGAACTAAATGAAGTAGTATTAACATCTGGCTCATTTGCTTCAGCTACAGGCATACAAGCTTTTGTAAAAGATTCAATAAATAAATCATTGTTTGATATAGCAAATGCTGAACCACAGTTACCTTTTTTTAGTGCTGGAGTTAGTGGAGGTACAGACCCTTTTTATGGTAATGTAACAGTAGCTACAGTAGCAGGACAAAGATGGTATACATTAAAATCTGATAGTTCTAGTATAACTACAGATTATTCTGCAGTTGATTGGGATGATTTTTATTTAACTACTATTAATGTTAGTGGTGAATCAGAACCATATGTATCACAAGGATTAAAATTTTTAACACTTGCAGACTGGAAACAATATTATAGAGATTCAGAAAATGCAGATGATGCTAAAGGTTCAAATGCTTCGCATGGAGAACCTATGCGTGTTTTTAAAAGTCCAGACCATAGAAAGTTTGGATTAAGCCCAATACCAGATAAAGTATATAACGTACATTTTTATGCATTTGTTAAACCAACAGCTTTATCAGCTTACGATGATACAATACCAATGCCAGAACAATATAGTAATGTTATAACAGCTAGAACTAGATACTATGTACATCAATTTAAAGAAAACATTCAACAGGCTGCTATGGCACAAGATGACTATAAAAAAACATTAAGAGCTATGAAAAGTAATTTAATTAATCCACAACCAAAATATATGACAGACGACAGGAGATATTTCTAGTGTCATCATCTTTACCTTTTTCAGTACCACTACAAGGTGGTCTTAATAAATCTACTAACTCATTAGCGTTATTAAGAACTCCCGGAGTTGCAACAAAGTTAAGAAACTTTGAAGTATCTATTGAAGGTGGTTATAGAAGAATAAATGGTTATACTGTTTTTGGTGGTGGTAGTGCTGTTAGACCTAATACTTCAGAAGATATAGAAGGTTTATCAGTTTATGCAGATGGTGTAGTAGTTGTAGCAGGTAATGATATATTTTTTAGTCAAGATGGTACAAGTTATTTACAATTAAATAAAGCTAGTGTTTCTGGAAGTGGTGATAATTTTAGTACCTTTTCAGGTCGTAGTGAATTAAGTTTAACTTCTATAGACCAATGTGAGTTTGCATTATTTGAAGGTACTTCAGATTATGGTGAATTAGTTATAACAGATAAGAGTGGTAACAATAAACCTTTCTTATTTAAAATGACAGGAACAGGAACTGCATTATCTTCTAGAACTTATTTTGCTAGTCAAATAACAATTAGTGGTTCAACAACTGCAAAATTTTGTACTATACATGATAATCATTTAGTAGTTGCAGGAGACCCTACTACACCTAATACTATATACTATAGTGCTACTGGTGATATAGATAGTTTTAGTGGTACAGGTTCAGGTAGTATAACATTAGAAGATAAAGTAGTTGGACTAAAAAGTTTCCGTAACGAACTATTTATATTTTGTAGAAACTCAATATTTAAGTTACAAAATATAAATAATTCTAGTACTATTGCAGTAGTACCTATTACAAAAGATGTAGGATGTGTTGATGGTAAAACAATTCAAGAGATTGCTGGTGACTTAATATTTTTAGCACCAGATGGATTTAGAACAGTTGCTGGTACTGCAAGAATTGGTGACGTTGAATTAGGAACTATAAGTCAAGCTATACAGCCTATTATAAATGACATATTAAAAACAGAAGATTTACAATTTAATAGTGTAATTATTAGAGATAAATCACAATATAGAATGTTTTATAGTGCTGATACTGAATCAACAGCAGGGTCAAAAGGAATTATAGGAACATTAAGACCAAATGGTTTTGAGTGGTCAGAAACATTAGGCATACAAGCTCCAGCTATTACATCAGGATTTAATAGTAGTGGATTAGAAAAATTTTATCATGGTGATAGAGATGGTTATATTTATAATCACGATACAGGAAATAGTTTTAATCCAGCAGGAACATCTACAAATGTAGAAGCAGAGTACCAATCACCAGATTTTGATTATGGAGATTTAGGTACATTAAAAACTTTAGATTATGCTAAGTTTTCATTTACTCCAGAAGGAGAATGTCAACCAACATTAAGATATAAGTTTGATTATGATAGTAATACAGTTCCACAACCAGTAGATATACTTTTAGATTCTATACCAGAACCAGCTATATTTGGAGCTGCTACATTTGGTTCATTAAAGTTTGGAGCAGCACAACAACCTTTGGTTAGACAAACTTTAACAGGTAGTGGACATAGTAATTTTTTTAGAATTTTTAGTGCAGATACAAATGCACCATACGCAATTAACGGACTATATATAACATATAGACCTTCAGGAAGACAATAGGAGATATAAAAAATGGCAGGATATACTAGACAAAGTTCATTTAGTGATGGGGATACCATTACTGCTGCACTTTTTAACAATGAATATAATCAATTAGTAAACGCTTTTAACGTAAGTTCAGGACATAGTCATGATGGTAGTACAACCGGTGATGGTGGTCCTATTTCAAACTTATTTAGTAATGCTTTAGTGTTTGGTACAAATGCTGAAAGTGACATTGCTATTACATTTAATGCTGCATCTAATGATGGTGTGTTAACATGGAAAGAAGATGAAGATTACTTTGAATTTTCAGATGACTTATTAATTGCTACAACAGAAAAAATACAGTTTAGAGATACAGCTATATACATCAATTCTAGTACTGATGGACAATTAGACTTAGTAGCTGATACAGAAATACAAATAGCAGCAACTACTGTAGATATAAATGGTAATGCTGATATATCTGGTAACTTAGGTATAGGTGGTAATTTAACAGTAACAGGTACTACAACATT